CTTTAGCACCTGCTCCTACGATCTGTCCTATCTTAGATGCACCTGCACCATACATAAATGCATATATAAATGTCTTTGCCTGGTCTCTGTTAGTTAATCCTGCCATTTGCATATTGTGTGTATGTATATCTCCAGTCAATAGTATATCTGTAAATGTAGTATCATTCATTAGATGTGCTAAACATCTTAACTCTAATCCACTTGCATCAGTTCCTACTATGGAATGAGTATAAGGATTATCAACTGTCCAACAATCCCTACACTCTTTTCCATATGGAGAACGAACTGCAGGTATCTGTGCCATGTTAGGAGAGTGATGAGACATACGACCTGTAATAGTTTTAAGAGTCATAACTCTACCATGTACTCTACCATCTCTGTCATCACATGCTTCTATCCATGACTTGATCTGTGCTATACGTTTCTGTAATAAAAAGAAACGAGAAAACTTTTTTGCTTCAGGCATATCTATCTTATCTAAGACAGCTTCATTAATAATAATGTTACCTTTATCTGTATGTTGTTTTGGTTTCCACCCTAACTCTATTAGTCTACTTGCAATCTGTTGTCTTGATCCTATATTAAATGGTATGTATTTTGTTTTTGTTTTCAACTCAACAACTGTAGGATCAAAGGTAGTTACTGCCCACTTTTCTAAACCATTAGCTTCATCTTTTAATTTATTATATAATCCCATAGCTTTTCTCATGTCCATAGCAAAGCCATTCTTTTCTTGTTGATCTATAATAACTCTTACATTATGTTCTAATCTAATTGAACTACGAGAGAAACCTTTGCCTTCACTCTGTAATATCTGGAATAACTTATGTGTTATATTAACATCTTGTTTACAATACTCCAACATGTCTGGTGTATATACTTCAAATGTTTCTACATCTCCTTTAGGAAATCCTAATCTATCTCCCCATGCTTTTAAACTATGACCTTCACGTATAGGATTAAACAACTGTGATAAGACAAGTGTATCTACAATCTGACTAGGTTTTATATTAGTACCTAGCAATCTATTACACACAGGTGCATCAAATGATAAACCATTATGCATAATAAATTGCTTGACACCTCGTGACCAATCTCTAAACCCATGTATCATATCAGGAGGGAAAGGATAAACCCTCCCTGAGTCTACATCTTTAGCCACTATACAATGAACCTTTGTTGCATCCAAGCTATCTGTTTCTATATCAACTATCGCTCTCATCTGTTTTCCAATCATACCAATACTCATTATATAATATCATGGGAGTTCCCTCACCTACCCATACATTTAAGATATTAAACTGAGCAAAATCATCTGCTTCTTCCCATGTCATACCATCTCGTTCTCTTAGTATTTTACATATTACACTATATGAATAAACATGTAAAGTTTTTTTTCCATATTGTTCTCCTATACCTATAATAGCATCATCAAAACCATCTATAGTCATAGCATCAGCATCTAGTCCACACCAGTTACACTCTTCACCATCACCTACTTCCATATCAGTTTTCTCTACTTTACAATAATGTTTCCACATTAGAATGGTATCTCCTCTTCGTTATTATTATCATCTACTTCATAAGGATTGTCAATCTCTTTCATACGACCACTCTCTTTATCATAGAAGAGATGCGTAGCTATACCTGTATCACCTGTATATCTATTCTTTAGAATACGTATGGTTGTAGTGTTAGATGCTACATCATCTTCTGCTTGTTGATTTCTTTCTAAAGCAATCACACTATCAGATAGATGTGCAATAGATGCAGAGCCACGTAGATGTGAGAGAGTAACTTCTCTACCATTCTCATGTCCTGCATCACCTGCAGGTCTACGTAAGTGTGATACTAATAGTAAGCCAACACCTGTCTGTTCTACTAATGAACGTAACTTAGTCATCAATACATCAATAGACTTTCTCTCATCTCCATCTTCCTGACCTGATACAAGTATAGATAAGTGATCAAGGAATATCCATTTACAATCCAATGCTTGTGCCATGAATCTAACTCTTGAAAGTATCTCGTCATTAGATATAGAACCAAAGTGATCAAAGGCAAAGAACCTACCTGTACCCATAGTGTTATCAAACCATGTATCTAATTCTTCTTGGCTATACTTCTTACGTATCTCATTAATATATAGTCTAGCATTAGCTTCAACAGACATGATATTAAATGCTGTGTTCTTTGTGCTTTCTTCCAATGCAAGTATACCTACATTATCATTTGTATTCTTTAACATATGGTGCATCAACTCACGCATGATAGAACTCTTACCCATACCTGCACCTGATGTGAATGTAATCAACTCACCTGTACGCATACCATATGTCTTATCATTTAGTTTTTGCCAAGGATATAGACATGTCTCACAATACTCCTCTTCAAATAAAGAAGTCTTTAAATCTTTTAGATTGACTATACCTGCAGGAGTATATGGTTGTGCATTCCACCATGCTCTTGAGAACTCCTCACGTTTATTCATCTTGAGATATTCATTCGCATCTTTATGTTCCATGTGCATGACCTTGCATTTGTTAGGAGCAAAGAGTTGTGCTACTTTTTCAGCAGCTTCTCTGCCTTGCTTGTCCATATCAAATGATATAACTATCTGATCATAGCTATCAAGATATTCAAATGCTTTCTTACAATCACGTAATGCAGAACCTGCACCTGTCTTAATAGATACACATGCCCACTTACTACCAAGTAATTCATAAGCAGACATGGCATCTACCTCACCTTCAGTAATAGTAATATACTTTCCCTTTGGTGCAAAGATATTCTGACCAAACAATCCTGCATCAGTCATGCTACCTTCAGTCCACATGTTCTTTGTTTGTACATCTCGTACTTTGTTTGCAATATTATTTCCACCTTCATCAAAGTATTTATAGATGTGGTGTGTATTCATATTGCCATTTACTTTTACATATGTGTTATACTTCTGTGCTGTATCTTTAGATATACTACGTTCACTCAACGCACCTAGTGTACCTACAGTTTTCATAACACTTTCTGTTCTCATTGGTATTACTTTTTCTACTTCCATCTTATCTCCAAACCTAGTGTTGCAAGAAAAACAAAAGCTATAGCCTTCAGAATGATTTACATTCCCATCACTAGAGCCACACTTAGGACATGCTCCTCTATCTAACCATTGTTTATCCATATTATTAATCCAAACTATTTAAAGTATTATCATACAATTCTTCAACAAAGTCAAGTTGATCTTTCATTATTTCTTTAGCATCTGTTCTAGCTAAAGTTCTAGCTTCAACTTTATCATATCCTTCGTCAAGATAAGCACAATAGATTTCTTCAAGAACTCTTTCGTACTCTTTATCCCATAAGTTCTTAGGCATATTAGTCCTCTCTCTTCCATGCTCTTGGATCATCAGACCATACGTGGTCACTCCAATGGTGAGCGTAATGATCACCATGTATATCTGGATCAACAGATCTTTTAGGTGATATACCAAACATATCTTTCATATCATCTATTAAGTCTATCATTTTTTCTAACTCCCATGCAGTTATATACTTGATACCTGACTCTCTATAACCTTGAGTAAAATCATTACCTGCATTAAATAAATCTAGTAAGTGTTTCTTTTGTGCTTCATCTAAAATCATAGCACCATCTTTCTTTATTGCTTTAGCCATTATAGTTTCCTTTTCTTTTTGTTGTTGTTTTAATTCTTTATGTAACCAATTAGTAAACTTATTATCAGTCATATTGTTCTCCCTCACTATAGGATTGATTGTCTAAATCATCTACGACCTCTTTCTGTTGTCGTTTAATGTAGCTTTCATATTCTTTTTTAGCTACATCACCTGCATCATCTACTGATACAAGTGTATCTCTATCTTTTATTTTGTCAGGCATGTCATGTTTCCTTTCACTAATTTCCATTTAGTATTATCTATCAATACAGTTTCTTTGTCAAGCTTTTTATATTTAGCATCTAACATATGCCATAGTCCTTCATGTGCCTGAATAAATTCAGGTATGCTAGTGTATGTTTTTAGTTCACTATACATAATACTCATGCCACCTTTCTTCCCATAGTTCTGATAGATGATCTTCTATCTCTTCGTCTGGAACATTAGGATTAGGGTATCTGAATGTATTCATAGCTAGATGTATAGCAGAGTATGGATCTTCTTCTCCAGATACTTTCCATAAATCTAACACAGATACTTCGTATTCATATTCTTCATCTAGTATTAAACTATTTTGTAGTGTTGCCATATTATTTCCTTTCTTTTATATGTGTTGCATCTGGGTTTTCTACTGGCATAGCCCACCCATCTGATGTTGTAAACTCTTTCTCCAAACCTAATCTCTTACTTAACTCATCACACTTCTCATTCAATTCTTTTATTCTTATGTGTGCATCACGTAATTGTAGTTGTAATTCTCTTACATTCTTACGTAGTAATTCTTTCTCTGTCATTCCCATGTGCCTACTCCATGTGCTATCACTCTATACTTAGTTAAGTTCTTCATGTCTTTACCATAGAATAAACTAATCCAATCTCCATAACGTAGGTAATGACGCATGTCTTTTATATATCCATCACGCATAGACCTCTTAGCTATAGCACCTGATACATTCATACGCACCTCTCTATTCATAGACCTAGATACTTCTTGATTATGTTTAATCCATTCCAATACTTTATCTACTTGGAACGTAGCATTCTTAGGCAAGTCATATAACTCTTTTCTTATCTGTGATTTGTTCATTGTATTTCCTTTCATTGTACTGTTATTATTTCAAGACCATCATCATCTGACATAGGTTCTATGTCTACGCCACTATTAACATATAGTCTTTCTATATATGCTCTCGCATCTCCTTTAGATTTAAAGTACATTACATCACCATTGAACTTTGCTAATGGTTCTAATATAATCTCTTCATCTT